TACTACGCCAGAGATTGAGACGATGATTGAGGTCGCGCCAGCCGGTGCATATGACAGTGTGAAAGCCGTAGTTGAGCCATCCCCGCTGAACTGATCGAACGGGAAAGCTGCCGTGGTTGGGACGTTGCCTATGTAGCTCATAAGCTGTCTTTAGCGGAAGATACCAACAGTAAACTACTCGGTATCTTCAAAAGTTTGCGAACTTCCAAACGTAAGTGTATATGCTTGCTTTAAGCGAACATTACCTGCTGCTGGAGTTGTTCCAAATAATCCAGTTCCCCTTGGATAGCTTTGGTTATAGTTGTTACTGCCGACACAAAAAGAGTAATCTGCATCCGGCATAGCAGTCGTAAAGTTCACCGTGTAATCGCCAACGCCGTTGTCCGTGATACTCGATACGTTCCCACTGGCCCGTATCGCAACAGTCCCCGTACCGTTGAAATTAACCCACGCTCTAGCAGAATAGGACGGAGCACTACCTGACGCTGTAGTCAATGCCGTAGCTGTCGGTGCAACTAAACCCGACGCTAAACTGTCCGTCTCTATTTTGCTTATAGCCATATCAAACCCCTAGTGCTGCTTTAATCTCGTCTGGTGTTGCTGCTGCGTCGATGTTGGTTTGTATTACGGCGTACTTATCACGGATGATCTGACGCTGTGCCTCTGCGCCATCTGCTGCCCCGGGAATCTGCTTGGCAATAGCCTCGTCAAAAGGCTTGAACTCCTCTGCACGGGCAGCACGGCGCATATCGTGACCGATGGCTTTGGCTTTAGTAATGTTAATCGTAATCATGCTGTGTACTCCCATGCGTTACGGAATGTGCGATCTGTTGGTACGTCATTAACGTCCACGATGCGGTAGGGTTTGCCAAACGGGACATCTTTAGCTGCGATCTCCTGAATGGTTAAGCCACTGTTCGGGGCTGGGACAACAACGGCAACACCGCCGTCATCAGTTGGGTAAATAATTCTTGAGTTCATGGTTACTCCTTGTTAGCGGAAAACTTGAATTGCGACATATAAACAATCTTGGGCGCCAGTGCCGGGTAAGTGCGTTGAAATGCGGCAGGTTGTAGTAGTTGGTGTAGCACCTGCCAAATTAACAACACGACTACCAGTGTTGGAAAAATCAACAGCTACACAACTACCAACAGAATAATTCGCATCCTCAAGCGCATTGGTAAAGTTCACCGTATAGTCCCCAGTGCCGTTATCCGTGATGCTGGTGACGTTAAACGCTGCGCGAATAGCGACTGTGCCTGTACCGTTAAAGTTCACCCAAGCCTTAGCCGCGCCAGACATAGCTGGCTGACCTGTGCCAGCAGCGTTTTGTAATGTGTTGACTCGTAGTGTGCTCATCGGAATATCCCAACGCAGACAATATCTTGGTCTTCTGCCACAAGTGCAACGCTGGTATTTAAATAACCCATTCGTATGCGAGCACTGCTTGTTGTTAGGCTTACTATAAGGCTCGCCCTGCCGGTAGCGCCGAAAGCAGAATTAGCCCAGTTAATTTGGTTCACCAAAGAATAATTGGCATCTGTTAGAGCAGTTGTAAAATTAAGTGTATAGTCCCCGGTGCCGTTATCCGTCATAGAACTCACATTGAAACTCGCCCGAATAGGTGTTACCCCTGTTCCGTTAAAGTTCACCCATGCTTTAGCACTACCGTTAATGACGGTATCAGACGGAACCGAAGATGATCCCGTTTGGTTTGATATGGTGGTTAGGCGTAGTGTGCTCATGGTTTAACGGAAGATGGAAACAAATGCCCCTAAAGGGTCTTCATTGTTCGTAGTAACTTTATATTCAATACGAACTGATCCAGTTTTCATAGCATCAGCATACGTTGTACTTCCAAAAACAATGGCAAGAACGCCATTTGAAGATGCCCCAGAAGACCCATTTCGCATAGCTACGTTACTTACCGCATAATTTATATCAGTCATAGCCACAGTAAAGTTAACCGTGTAATCGCCCGTGCCGTTATCAGTAATTGAACTCACGTTCCCAGAAGCCCTGATCGCAACCGTACCCGTACCATTGAAGTTCACCCAAGCCTTCGCCGTGTAGACCTCTACACCTGCGGCTGTTGCCAGCGTATTAACTCGTAGCGTACTCATACAATCACCCAGTTAGCGCCAACAGCTTCAGTCACTGTAACCCCTACGGCAATCGTAATCGGGCCAGCACTCATCGCATTCCTTGTAGCAGCAATCGTATAGTCCGCTGTCACCGTCTGACCATTCTCGTAAAAGATGTCGTTCTGAGCGCGAGCCGCAGCCCAGCTATTATCACCCCGCAAGAACGTACCAGAACTTGCTGTACCCGTAGCAGACAATTGAGTTAACCCAACAGACCTCGGAGAAGCCAAGAACGTCTGCACATTCGTAGCGCGATACACCACATACACATTACCCGTACCAGCCGGTGGGGCTGATGTAAACGTCAGGCTGTTGCCTGAGACGCTGTAAGCTGTGAATGGGTCTTGGGGTACGTTGCTGACCACCACCTGAATATCATTAACCGTATTGACGTTACGCGAGAGCGTAAATACCGTCTGCGAACCTGTGCCGTTAAACTGGTCTGAGCCAGCGACGAAGTTCTGGTTGACTGGGTTATTGCCGATATAACTCACGGTGTGATCTCCAACAGGGAAGACACAACATCTGCGGAACTTGCCGCACTCGTCACTACTTTCAGCACATCCCCCACTTCAAGCACCACCTTCTGATCCCCACCTGCTACCACCAGCGCACCGCCTACAGCCACCGTTGCCGTCTTGACCAAGTAATAGTCTGTGCCACCCGATGTGATGTAAACGTCAGTTGTGATGGGGGAGGCCGAAGTGTTGGCTACCGAGATACCAATCATCGTGGTCTGTGTCGCAGACGGGCAGGTGTACACCGTAGAAGCCGATGTGCCTACGTTCTTTGCAACCGAATTCTTAAACGTGTTTGCCATTTTTTATCCTAACGCAATTGCCATCGCCACTGCCGTACCAGCCGGGTCAAACGGAGCTTCGTTCGCTGCGTTGTAATACACCGCACGTTCAGAGGGGTAGACCACGAACACATCCTTAGTACCAGCAGAGAAGTTCACTGCCAAGCCCGAATTGGATGAGGACAGGATAGTGTCGCGGGAGAGCGTCGTGCCTGATGATGTGTAGGTGCCAATACCCACTTCCCACTCGGAAGTGCCCTGACCTGCAATGGTGTAATAAGTGACGTTGCCGTTGCCTATCGCGGCAAAAGTTTGGAACCCGACCACCGCCCCAGCAAGCGTGACTGTGCCCGTACCAGCAGTAGTGGTCGTTTCTCGTACGCGATCAGCAAGTACCAGCGCCATTATTCACCTCCATTACGGTGCTTCAAGCGTGAAGGTATAAGTCACGTTCAGTGTGTCGCCTGACTGCAAAATACGGTCGCCGCCTGTAAAGTCACTTGCCGAGAACAGCGTACCGGTTGTGCCGCCCTTGGTGTTGTTTGTGGTCAGGAACGCACCAGCCACCGTGGTCGAGCCGTTAATCGAGAAGGACGTTGTTGCGTTGGAATAGGTTGTGTCCTCAGTCCAACCACCGTGAGCCAACATAGTGTCCGTTGCAGAAAACGACGTACCTGAACCGGGGCCAGTAATCAGACCCAGATACCAAACAGCGGTATAGGCTGTGCCAGCAAAGAAGGTGTTGTTCATCAGTTGCAGACCTGAGTTGACCACCAGATTGGGGAACTCATCGCGCCACTTTTCCACGCCATCTGCGCCAATACACACCACTGTGTAGCGACCATACGCCCCGGCGTTTTCTTTCATGTTGCCACCAGCAAGCACGGTAGCCGCCACAACTTCAGCCGCTTGGGATTTTTCTTTCGTTGACATAGCTACCTCTTTAAGGAAAACGAATTAGTGCCGTCGTAGCTGAATTAACAGGCATGGTGACGGTGTTACTTACTGCCGAAAATGTTTTGTCTGAACCAAAGTCCAGTACTGCCACCGACTTATTACTGCGGGTCACGTTGTAAATCAAAGCCCCACGAGCCACAAAGTTAGCGCCGGGCCAAGACACATCGGCAAAATCCACGTAGACAGTACCTGTCTGTACATCCGTTGAAATCGTCGCACCTGTCACAGCCACACCACCTGCTGTATAGCCTGTACCGGTTACCTCGTTTGCCGTTGTGTACACCGTAGTCAAGGAGCCAATATCCGAGAACGCGGTATACAACGCCATCTTTAATGTATCAGTCGCCAAGTTCTGCCCCGCTTGGAGCATCTCTTGTTTAAAACTGTTTGTGAGTCCCTGTTGGATTGCCATTACGGATTCACCTTAATCTTTGCCTGACCATCACGATAAGCATCGCCACGCTCAAGGCCTGTACCCAGACGGTTCAGTTGACCCATAGCCTCTTGATACTTCTTCTCGTAAGCCGTCATCAGATCCACTTCACCCTTTAAGAAGATGTACGCCTCGACCATCGTGCCATACAAAAGCACTGGGGAATAGTTGTCGCCAAGCCAAGTGCGGCCATCTGCCGCTACAGTAATCGACTCAGGGTAATAGTAGTAGTGCAACTCGATTGTATAAATAGCGTTTGGTGTTGGGCCAAGAATAAAGCTCAACTCGTCCGTAATAACACTAGTAACAACCGTAGGGCCAAATAAAGCGTAATACTGTGGCAAGCCAGTAGATGATGGGTTGGGGTACGCCGCCCGAATGTAGTTCACATCCTTGTTCAGCAAATACTCATAGTTGCCGCTGCCGTCAATAACCGCCATCGAAAAGACAGACAGGAAGTCGGCTGGACAGGACAAGTACTTATTGCCCGATGTGGTTAAGCCTGTGACGTTCTTACGCAGCGGCGGAATCTGAACGCTGTTATATATGCGCTCTTCAGCTTGGGTGATAAACGTATTGATCTGTTCAGTGCCATCAGACGTAGTTACGCCCGTCCCTGCTACGTTCGTCCACGTATTCGACGGGAAGTCGTTTTGCAGGTAGTTCTTAACGATAGTGAACAGTTCGGTATACGTCATGATTAACCCATCGGACCACGAGCCATTACGCCTTTAGTTGCTGCGCCAGTACCACGAATCTTGATACCAGTTGTTTTTGCTGGTTTAATGTTACCTTTGTTGACTGTACCTACGCCAACGTTCAGGCTATCCATATGGCCTACGCCAGAAATCTCGTTCTGTGTAGATTGCGCCGTAATCTTTTTACCGTCCATAGTATGTGGCTCCGCGTAAACCGCAGCTTGGCCTATTTCTTTGCCACCCTGCTTTTGTGAATATTTAGCCATTATCGACCACGCTGGTTCATTGCACGAGCCATGTTACGGCCCATCTTTTTCATAGCTTCGCCAGTCACGCCGCCTTTAGCCATGCCTTTGTGCATCCGTTTTTCGTGAGCCTTAACTTCTGCCTTGGCTACCTTCTTCATGCTGTCCATATAGACTCCTATGTAATGGTTACACTGCTTACTATGCCACGAGAGGTCAAAGCATTCGGCGTTAACCCCACATCATTCCCACTTGCCCCACCTATCGGTGCCCAGCCCCACTGAAATATTCGACTACCACCTGACGGGTCACCAAAGTCTGTATTAGTCGTAAGCTGTAAACCCGTATAGCCCGCTTGTTGGTAGCTGTTATCCCGGCGGGGTTCCCGTACTGCTTGTGGGTCGTCCACTGGATACATACCTAACTGCAATTGTGGCTGGTCTGGTTCCCAACACGTCGGGCACACTTTAATACTGACCTGCTTAGTTTTGATCGTCAGCTTTTTCAACTCCTTCAGCTTGTAGCGAAACCCGCAGCGGTCACATTCTGCAATCGAGTTTTTAGCTGAACTAAACCTGTTGCCCATAATTTAGAAGAACATTTCCCGTGGTACGAGACGGTAAGCCGCCTTCTCACGGTCTTCACCTGCCGCCAAATCCCAAGCCTCGTCGTACATAAGCTTCAACGCTTGGGTACGTACCGGATCAGCATTTGGTAACTTAATCGACAGCATAAACGCCAGACCAGCTACCAAACAGTTCTGGAAGCGAAACGGGATGTCCGGCACGTTCACACCATTACCGGCGTCATAAATACGCTTCATCCGCCAGTAATAAAACACGTAGTACGGATTCTGCGTTGTACCCTGATCCGGCGCGGGCCACACGTTAATTTGCGGATACGCAGGAGTTGCACCAAGCAGGTCTGTAGTCTGACCACTTTGCCGGTTTACCCACACCTGAATCGGACGACCCTGAGCCAGCTTGTTAGGAATGGTCGAGTAAGTCGAGACGCTGATTCGGGTGATATTCAAATCCGTCTGATTAGGGCCTTGTCCGGAATCAGTGCGAATAACATGTTCCAGAAGATCAACGGTATCCACAGGTAAATCATAGGTCGTTACCCCCTGCGCCAGATTAATAGAACCCTGCTCGATGGTCCACAGGTTGATGCCCCGGTTCGCCCACTCACCAATCAAAAAGTTCAGGCTGCGCCGCGCCGT